ACTCGATCGCCTGCACGGCCATGCGGAGCTTGGTCGCCGCGTCCGCGCCGCGGATGTTGTTGTCACCGAAGTCGGCCAGCGCCGCGCCAACGTCAGGCATGGTGACGCCGAACTGCTTCACGGTGACCAACAGGCCCGTGCCCAGGGCGTCGTTGAGGTCCTGCATCTTCATGTCGCCCGAGCCGACGATGGTGTTGAGCTGGCCCATCGCCTGCGAATACGTCTCCGTCGCGGGCAGCATTCCCGACGCGATGGTCGCCGTCAGGGCGTTGGTCGTCTGCTCGAGGTCGGCGTGGCCAACCTTCGCACCCTCGGCGGCGATCTTCACGGCCTCCAGGGCCTTCGCGCCCCGCAGGCCCGTGGATTCCACGTGGTACAGCGAGGTAGCCAGCGCCTCCGGGGCCTGTGCCACCTGACCGGCCAAGTTCAGGATCGCCGGGGACATCTTGGCGACCTCAGCCGCCGTCGCTCCCGCCTGCGTCTGGACCAGCAGCATCTGCGCCTGGAAGTCCGCCGCAGCCTTCACCGACGCGGCAATCGCCCCACCGACAGCCAGGGCAGTGAACCCGCCGATCAGCTTGCCGACAGCCCCCGAAGCGCCCTCCGCCTCAGCACCAACCTTGCGGAAGGTGCCCGAGGCGTTGTCGCGGGCGATCAGGTCCCAGACCAGCGCCACAGAGTCAGCCACTACAGACCCCACCCGTTGACCTGGCGCTTGACCGTCTCGAGGACGGTCCGCATCGCCAACTCGGCCGGGGGGGTGCCACGCATCTCGGCGCGCTCCCACCAGCCCTCAGCAGGCTTGTACTCCTGCGACACCCACCGGTCCCGGTGACCGAACACGGGGTGACGCCACGGACCGTTGTCCGACGGCGCGCCCTTGCCCTTGTAGGTGATCCGCACCGCCGCCGACCGCACCCCTAACTTGACCTGAGTCCGCGGACGCCGACGGGCGACGTAGTTGTTCATCCCGCCGGCCTTGGGCAGCGACTCCCGCGCCGACTCCTGAATGATCGGGATGAGCGGCTTCGCGGCAGCCTGAATCGTCCGCCGCACCACCCGCGTGATCTCCACGTCCCCAGCAGCCCGGAGACGAGCGCCGATCTCGGCGAGCTGCTTGTCACCGTTGACGACCGCCACCTAGGCCACCTCCCCCATCAGCTCACGAATCCGCCGCTCATCGCGGGCTTCTTGGGTGTCACCGGGGTCGTGGGCCAGCCACGCCTCCCACTCGTCCAGGCGCTCCGTGATGTCCAGCGGCGTGTACTCCTGCGCTCCGTTCACGGCGGCGGCAGTCAGCAGCGCCTGCCGGTCAGCGACCGCCAGCCGCTCCACCTGACCCCGCAGGACGTCGTGGGCGACGTCGCAGGCGTCGCGCAGGCTCAGGCCGTCGAACGGGCCAGGGCTAGCTGAAGGTCCGCCCGCACTGGCCGCTCCGGCAGCTCGGTAACCGAGGCGACGGGCTGCGACCCGGAACTCTCCTCGGTTTCCGACGGCCCACTGACAGAGTCGGTGGGCAGCCCAGTAGGGCGCTCGGCAGCAGCACTGACCCAGCCCTGTGCGATCTGCATGAACTCACGGATCGGCGGGTTCTCCTTGCGGCACAGGCGCTGGAAACGCGCCCGGTCCGACTTGGCGACACTGGCGAGCGCCATGCGCAGCGCGGCAGCGTTCGCGTCCCGCGCGTCCACGTCCTCGCCAGAGGCCATGACGTCGCAGAACTCCAGCCACGCATAGCTGTCGTACGGGGACTCCGCCGCGTACTCGAACTCCTGGCCGAGGAAGTCGAAGGCGCTCATGCGCGAGCCGTCCCGGCGGTGAACCACGAGTAGGGCTGCGCCGACGCGGGCTTCTCCAGGTTCGCCGCCCACGGGATGTCCGCGGTCGAGGGGGCCTTGGCGAGGGCCACGGAGAGGTTCCCGGAGTTGCGGACCTGCCGCCCGATCCAGCGAACGGTGCCGTCGAGGCTCTCGTACCCGATCATGCAGGGGATCTCGTTGACCGGGTTGGGCGCGTCGACCTGGGTCAGGGTCGTGGTGGTCGTGCCCGTCACCGTGGTCGTCGCCCCGTTCAGGGCGCGCGCCAGGTTGGTGGCGGTGAAGTTCATCAGGTTGAAGCTGACCGCCGCAGCACGCTTCGTGGTGCGGTACGCGAGCGGGTAGTAGGACTCCGCCGACTCGATCTCAGACGTGGTCGCGTTGTCGTCGATCTTCGACCCGGTCGTGGTCATGCCCAGCGGGATCCACGCGACTGGCCACGGGTCGGTGAACACACCGCCGACGACGGTGTTGGCGGGCAGTGCCGTGCCGCCGGGAGCCCACAACAGGAACCCGGCGTCGGTCAGGAGGTTGGTGGGGGGGTAGGTGACGTTCGCCATGACGCGGGCGCCTTTCGTGGGCAGCAAGAAGCCCCGCACCGGTCGGTACGGGGCTAGGAGGGGTGGTGCGGGGGTGGGACTAGATCCAGTCGGGCTGGAACCACTCGGGGCGCTTGGCGCTCGGATGGGGCGGGAGGATCTCCACGTCGGTGTCGCCGTGGCGCTCTACGCAGTGCCGCGTGACCGCCCAGACCGGCTCCATGCAGCGCGGGCAGAAGATCGTGACTACCTCGCCCTCATCGGGTGCGTAGTACGAGTGATCCGCTTCTCGCACGATTCGGCCGTCGGGATAGACGAACCCGATCTCGAACCGGTCTTTGACCAGCTCCGCGACAGGGCTCACGCCTGGTCGGCGGTGGTGCTCGTGCCAGGCACAGCGGCCGACGCCTGCGCCTTGTCCTCGCCGCGCACGCGCTCCACGAGGCCCTGCTCGTCGTACTTGTACTGCTCGACGTTGCTCACCGGAACCGCGTGATCGGGCCGATAGGCCACGACCCCGTCGTGCCAGATGTCAACCTTCGCCTTCCAGGTGCTGTACTCCGCGGCCTCAGCCTCGGCGCGGAGCTGCTGGGGGGACTTCTTCTCGGCCATTGCGGAACCTCTCAGGTGGTGGTGTAGGTGACTTCGACGCGAATGTGGAAGATCGCGGCCCCTGCGTCGGCCTCGGGGAATCCGTCGCCCTGGATCTCAACCGTCGCCTCGGGCGACAGGACCCCGCCGAAGGTCCGGTCGGACCGGACGGCGCTGGCGAGGACGTCGAAGAACTCCCAGGCCGCAGCCCGAGCCACGGACAGGTCGCCGGAGGTGGTCTGCGCGACGATCTCGCACAGCACGTTCCCCGACTCGCCCCAAACGCTGCCGTCGTACATGGGCATCCGCCGCGGACTGCCCGAGGAGACCCCCTGGTCGTCCTCAGCCCAGCCGACCGTCACCCACCGAAGCGGGATGTCGACCGTCACCGGCGGCCCGTCGTACACGCCGTCATCGGGACCAGCGGCGGACTGCCACAGGGAAAGCAGCGCCGACACGACCGCCGGCCACTTGGTGATCGGCGCGGTCATGCGATCCGCGCCGGCTTCAGGTAGTTCAGCAGCAGGTCGTAGGCATCGACGGGGACGCCGAACGTCGGCTCGGGCTGGTCACCGGGCTCACCGTTGACGCCGCCGGGGGCGCGGAGGTTGCCCGACAGCCGCCGCGACTCCCACCACGCCTGCACAGTCACCTTGACCGCCTGCCACGCCTCGACCGGGGTCGTCGACGGGCCCACGGTGTAGGTGACCTCGATGTTGCCCCAGCCTCGCGGCCACGTCCGATATCCGATCCGCCGGAGCGTCCCGGCAGACAGATTTGCCCGGTATCCATCCGTCAGGCCGGTGCTCACGCCGGCCGCCACGACAGGCGTCGATGTGCCGTCCGTCCCGTAAACCGTCACTGACGTAATGGCGGTGGCGGGGAACTGCGACAAGATCAGAGAGCCCGTCCCCAGCTCCCCGTCGAACGAGTCGACCACGGTCGCCGGACCAAGCGGGATGCAGATGTCCGCGATCCGCGACTTCGCCGCGTCCAGGTACGCCGACAGTTCGCCGTCGTCCCTGGTGTCGGTCTTCCGCAGCAACTGCTTGACGTCGTCGAGGGAGACATCGGGTAGCGGACGCCCCGCCGGGAACTGGGTGTCCGACGGGGAGATGCCCGACGCCCCCGTGTAGGCCAGCGGGTACGTCACTGCTACTTCGTCTCGGCGGTACTGGCGCCCTTACCCCTGCTGCGGGGCTTGGACTCGACCAACTTGACCTGGGGCGAGGACGTCTCACCCTTCAGGTCGTAGCCGTCGAGCACGACCGACACGGGGCCGGGCGTCTCGAACTGGTCGGTCGACCGAGGGGTGTGCAGGTCGGAGTGGTCGACCGTGGTCGGCTCGCCCAGGTCCACCATGTCCTTGGCCTTCAGGCCGTGACCGTCATCGAACTCCACCGACTCGGGCCCCTCGGGCTGCTCCACGGTGATGTTCGACTTCGGAAAGATGAGGCCGGCGTCTTCAACTGGCATAGCGATCTCCTTCGGGATCGAAAGGCTGGTCGGCGCCCCGGAGTAGCGAGGCGCCGACCAGACCCGTTCGGGATCAGAGCGCGGTGACCACGCCGAAGGCGTTCGGGCGGTAGATCGCCAGGAGCAGGCGCTCCTCCGCCCGGATCGTGACGAGGTTCTTCACGAAGTCGTCGTTGTTGCTGTTGGTCGCCTCGACCGTGATCCCGCCCTTGCGGAAGATCTGGCCGCCGACCGAGAAGTTGCCGACGACGGCGGTGCCGGCCGGCATCCGGACGGACACGGTGACCGGAACGCCCCACAGGCCGGGGTTGCCGACCGACATGAACGGGCCGCCCGCGTAGTACACGCCCTGGTTCGACTTGGTCAGGGCCACGTTCTGCCACGACGCCGGGTCGATCACGATGTTGTCCGGCTCGATGAACGAGTTCACCCGGAGCTGCGTGATCATCCGGTAGATCGCGTCCATGTCGTTGTCGCTAGCGGGGGAGTTGGTGCCCAGCCCGTTGGCGGTGGCGCTGCCCTTGGCGAACGTCGTGGACAGACCCGACCGGTTCAGCAGACCCAGGATGTTCGGCGCCGTGCCGTTGCCGGAGAGGAGCTGAACCTCCTCGGTCGCCTTCAGGTCGTTGACCAGCTGAGCGTCGAGGAACGACTGGATCTGCGCGAAGTCCTCGAGCATCTCGTCGGTGACGTGGTAGGTCTCGGCGATCTTCGACAGGGTCGAGTCGACGACGGCCAGCGAGTTCGCACCCTCGGGCTTCAGTGCACCTTCAGCCACGGTCGCGGCTGCGTTGGTGTACGCCGCCTGGACGACGTAGCGCAGCAGCGGCGAGTCCGTCGAGCCCTGCGGGAACAGGTCCGCGATGGTCAGCGGCGCGCGGCGGATCGCCACGATGCCGGGCAGCACCGTCGGGGTCTGGACCGCGGCGTAGCCGGGGCCCGGCGTACCGGCGGTGCCCTCAGAGATGAGCGTCTTCAGCTCGACCTGACCGGTGGAGAACCGCTTCCCGGAGAACGAGCCACCCATCTGCGAACGGGTGCCCTGGATGCCATCGACGAACTGACGGCCCAGCGACTTGACCTCGGCGACACCTCCGCCGTCCTTCTCCTCGGCCTTGACGTCGGCGACATCGGATCCGCGGAGCTGGCTGACGACGTCGTCGACGGCCTTGAGGTCGGCGACCTCCTTCTGCCACTTGGTGAGGTCTTCCTTGTACGCCTTGAGGTTGGTGGCCTTCTCGGCGGTGGTGAGGGAGCCGTCCTCGACGACCCCCAGCATCTTGGTCGACAGGTCGCGCACGCGCTCCTGTGCCTCGATCAGCGTCGGCATCAGCCGACTCCTTTCACGTTTGGTCGCACGCGGACGTGCGCGAATGGCCCGGTCACCGGCGGTGGCGGGCTGAGGTGTGCGGGGGTGCTACAGGTCGCGCCCTGCGTTGAGCGCGTCCGCGACTAGCGACCAGACTTCGGCGTCGAGAGCGGCGGCGCTGTCGGCGGCTTCGGCGGCGGCCTTGACGGCGGCGGCTTCGGCGGCGGACTTGCTTTCGATCTCGGCGTCGACCTCGGGGGTCGCAGCCTCAGTGGTCTTGGTGTCGGCGTCTCCGGTGGACTTCCGGCCGGACTCGACACCATTGGCGTCGCCGTCGTTGTCCGGGTCACCGGACGAGCCGCCCTCCTCGGACGAACCGTTGCCACAGATGGCACCCAGGTTCGACACGAGATCGTGGATGGCCTGCACGATCGCCTGATCGCCCGCAGAGTTCCGGGAGCCGGCCTTCAGCAAAGTCTCCACACCATCGAGAACCTGGCTCGCGGACTTGGCGGACAGCAGCATGGCCGAACGGTTGGACGGGACCGGGGTAAAGGCGCCGTTGAGCAGGTCACCCTTGGTGATGTGGGTCCTGCCGTCCTCGTCCTTAGACTTCTTGAGGGGGATCATCGCCACACTGGCGGTGCGAACGTGGCCCTCGCGCACCAGCGTGCGGGTGTTCTGGCCCAGTTCGGTCGAGGCGAAGGTGCCGTCCACCTGGAGCTTGCCGTCCTCGCGGTAGAACGGGCGCCCCGAGGCGACCGTGGTCGCCACACTCATGCCGTGGTCGATGTCCATGGCGATGTGATCGGGCAGCGGCTCGAACGCGAACGGGTCGACGATCTCCCCATCGCGGTCCACGTCCGAGGTGGACAGGATCAGGGAGAACGTGCCGGGCCCCGTCTCGTCGTCCGGACCGGGCTCGATCGACGCGATCGCCTTGGTGACAGCGAAGTCACCCCGGAGGCGGTTCCTCATGCGGTTAGCTCCTTCGGCTGGTCCAGGTCGACGGCTGCGTTGATCCACTGCCGAAGTTCGGTCATGTCCGCGTTGCGGGCCTTGGCGACGTGCACCAGCGCGAGGACGGTGTCCTCGGCAAGAACGCCCTGCGCCACGGTGCGGGGGTCGATGTCGGCCACCGACTTCACCCGCGACAGGCGCCCCTGCAACGTGCGCGCCTGCTCCAACGTGAGCCCCTTGCGGGGAGCCGGGGCGGCCACCGCGGGGGGCGCGGACTGCCCATTGGCAGCTGCGGCGGCAGGGTCGTTCTCGGGCACCGGCCAGTGCCGGGAGTCCGACTTCGGCGGGGCCAGCGGCCCGACGCCGACGTCGACCTTCTCCAGCAGCTTCAGGGGCAGCAGCGCCGAGTTGACGAGCAGCTGGTCGGAGCCCTCAATGTCGGGAAGGTTCATCCGGCGCCGGGCTTCCCGCGGCGTAAACAGCCCGACCCCGACAGCCTGCGCGAACGCCGCGATCTGCTGCTCGAACGTCCCCGCGAGCATGTCGGACATATCGAACGCGCCGATGACATCCCCATCGGCGCGAGCAAAGTCCGGCACCGTCATCTGGTGATGCACCGTCGCCGACAGGTCGTCACACTCGGGGCCCATCGAGTCCCGGTAGACACTGCGAGCCTGCTCGGTGATGTTCGAGTAGGTGGCGTGGTCGAGGATGTGCACCGCGCTCGGCGGCATGTCGTAGGCCGCGCAAACTTCCTCACGGTTCAACTGCCGGGAGGCGATGTACTGCAACT